GGAGAGTCGCCGTCGGGCAACGGCTCGTAAGAACCGCTAGCAGATTCGCCAGCGTCCTTAACTAAATCGCCCCAGTTGAGTGAACTCACTGTTGTTTTCCTGTCTATTCGTTAACGAATCGTCTAGGCGGTTGCCGTGGACGACTTCTTTTTTGAGTCAGTTTTCTGACCAAAAATCATGTCGAGCATACGCTCGACTCCTAGGTCCTGCTGTTCAACAATTGAACCAAGTCGACCCTGAACGCGCTCTCCAGCCTCAATCTCGTCAGTGCGTTCTACGTACATACGACGAGCCTTGTAAGGCAACTGGGTAGGGTCTGGGTTTGGAATAGTCTCCATAGAGATGTATCCAAGAACATCGTAGAAGTATGGTGCCTGAACAGCCAACTGACCCTGTAGATAAGGGTGCATACGGTTGTCTTGACCACGCTTAGCCATCGCAGTAAGCACTACCGCCTCAAGAGGCTGAGTAGGGTGCATCGTTAGGTCGCGAAGGTCACGAAGTAGCGCACCCATGTGGCGAAGAAGTTCGCCCCACTGTTGCATCTTCATCTGCTCTGTGCCTGCGATGTTGTCCATACACTTGACCTGCAACTCGGAAATTGAGTCGATGATTAGTGACTTGAACTGGTGCTTACCTGACTGTAGCCACTGGAACGCTTTTAGGACTACATCGTAGTCACGAACCTGCACAACTACAGTGTCCCAAGTGCCGTCAGCCACTGGTGGCTCTTCGCGCATTGGGTCCCAATACTTTACGTTGATTGGGAGGAATCGGTGTCCACCCTCAACATCTAGCATTAGGCGAGGGTATGGTGCTGTAACAGCAAAAGTTGACTTACCAACCTTTGACTCGCCATAGACCATAAGAGTTAGTGAACGCTGTACATCTGACATGCTTACTCACTACCTTTCTTTTCTTCGTCTTTTCCGTAATATCCATATGGGTCGGCGACCTCATACATCTCACTAATTGCTGCTTCGGCGGCGCTTCCGTCGTCGATTAGCGGACAAATAGTGTAGAACTGGCACTTCCACTTACAGTCCTTACCAGGACGTGGGTAAGCAAGGAAGTTAGGGTCTCCACCTTCGTCGAGACCTTTCTTTACAGCAAGCAAATCCGAGATAGTTCCGTGGATTCTTTGCCAGAAAGAACGCATTGTAAAAATGTTGTGGCGAACTTCAATCTGCTCGTAGAAAGGTGGTCGAGCGTTAGCAGTGCGCTTTACCTTTTTGAGCATAGTAAAGATACCGCCCTCGGAGCGCTCACCTGGCTCCTTGTTTTGAGCAGACTCCAAAAGCATATAAGTCATAATCTGCTCATTCATTTGAGCCTGATTAGCAAAGTCCGAGAAAGAACCGCCAACAGTCTTGAAGTCGCGGAACATACGGACTCCGTCGTTCTTACGGCGAACACGCATATCCAACTTGCCTTGAAGAATTACCTTGCCGTCAAATAATGGCATAGAGATAATCTCTTCGTTAGAAATCTTCTCTAGGTTAGAGTCGATACCTTCTTCGTCCATCCACTGTAGGTAGCCTTCCAGCATAATTCGACCAAGTTCAGCCTCAGCCTCGAGGTCGTGGGTGTCGCGAAACTCTTCTACCATCTTTGCCATATCGGTGGCAACCAACTGAGCGTGAACTTCTAGTAGGTCTTTTGTCATGTCTGACGAGTAATACTGGTCTAGAGCCTCGTGAATACGAGAACCTAGAGCAAGAGCACCTGTGTAGTCCTTCTTGCGTGGCATAAGACGACGGTAATAGTTGAGCCACCACTTGCGACGGCAGTCCTTGAATACCTGAATCTCTGAGTTAGACAGAGTGTATGGGCGTTCTGCCTCAACCTCTGGTGTAGTAGTTACGTCATTCATAATTACAGATTACCTGCCTTGTCGTCTTTTAGCAACTGGAGCAAACGAGATTTATCGTTAACAATTTGCTCGAAGTTTTCTGCTTTAGTTTCCAATACTTGAATCACGCGCTCTTCGATAGTCCCTTCAGTGACATAGTCAATGATAAGAATAGAGTCGTGAATTTCGGAGCCAATACGGTGAACGCGGTCCAACGCCTGCTTGTGGTCAACAAGTGACCAAGGGCGCTGAAGCATAACCAATTGACGTGCCGCTGTCAGGGTGACACCAACACCACCAGCCTTATCAGTGAACAGAATCCACTTGATGCGACCAGACTGGAAATCGTCGATAGCCTTTTGGCGCTCGTCTTCGTTCTGAGCACCAGTAATCATTCCGTGGGGAATTTTGGCTTTCTCGAGTCGAGCACTTAGAAGTTCTAGCAACTGGCGGGACACAGCACAAACTGCTACCGAGTCGTCACCAAAATCGCCATTATCGATATCATCCATAAGAGCATCGATTTTACAAGAGGGGTCTGACAAAATAGCCTTTTGGTCGCCAGTCAATTCGTCGATAACCATTTCAGCATATGAACTAGCGAATTGGTGTAGGCGAGTAGTTTGGGTGAGAACGCTAGGCGCTACCACTGGACCGCTACCTTCAAGTTCAGCAATCATGTGGTCACGCATTTGCTCGTAAGCCTTCTTTTGCTTAGTAGACATTTCTACGTCACGACGCTCGTTGATTACAGGAGGCAACCAAGGCAGAACGTTTGCCTTGAGCATACGTCTCATGTGTGGGTCAACCGTAGCGTGGAATTCGGCTTCCATCTCTGGCTTGAGACCAAGAACCATCATTCCGCCAAAGGCGTTGAGCATAGTGCTAACCATTCGGTCAATCCACTTAGTTTTGCTAGGCCAGTTCTTTGGAGAAATCCAGTGAAGAATTGCCCATAGGTCCAGCACGTTGTTAGCGATTGGAGTTCCAGTTAGGGCAAATCTAATTTCAGCGTCACCTGACGCAGCCCACAAAGCACGGGTCTGCTTTGACTTTGGGTCTTTAGAGCGGTGCATCTCGTCAGCAACCACAGCCTTGAAAGGAATCTTGTTTAGTTCGCGTTCGTGCACTTCACACTTGTTAATGGTGACGCGCTCGTCGTGACCTTTACACTCAGGGCAACGTGCCAAAGCAATTGAGCCGTAAGGTGCTAGACGTGAGTGAGTGCGTAGCGACTCCCAGTTGATTACGTAGACATCTACGCCTTCTTCTTCAAACTGCTTGCGACGCTGTATAGGCGTGCCCTTGATTACCTTGACGTTTACTTCAGGCCACCACTTGTTGAACTCGCGTTGCCAGTTCTTTTTTAAAGTGTTCGGGCAAACAATTAGCACAGGGAATACATCTTCTCCAGCGTCTTTGATTGCTTTGATGCCTCGAATCGCTTGAGCGGTCTTACCAAGACCCGGCTCGTCAGCAAGCAAAGCACGCTTAGCAGTGGCTAGAAACTTTACGCCAGCACGCTGGTGTGGGAATAGGTCAGCGTCGCCTTCACCGTCTGGCAAGTGCTCTACGTTGCGAAGTGCCATCGCTGGCTCTACAAACTCTGTTTTCAGTGCTCCAGCCCATTGCTTTAGCACCTCGCCCAACTCAAGGTCGCTTTTGAATGTAGACCTTAGGGCTAGACAAGAGGACCAAGACGCTGGCACCGACCAAGACTGAGTGGCTCCATCGTAAGAAGACCCAGGCAAACTCTTACATAATTCTTTGAAACGCCAATCGGCGCTGATAACGATACGCTCGCCATCTTGGTCAAGTTCTACATTTACTGGCACTGGTGCCATCCTTTCGTCATTACATACATACTATCAGAAAAAGTGAAAGATTATCTACTTTTTCCAATAGTATCTCCAACTACTTAAGAAGTCTAGTCGGATTCCAACCTTTTTTCACCATATATAATAAAGCGTGTCTGATTGCGTCAAGTGCGTGCCCTTCTCCACCCTTGTGCCAATATTCTAATTTTCTAATTTTTTCGTTAGAGAACATAGCCTTAGCATCGGCTGGAGACTGGAAAGAGATGTCGTCCATAGGATAACCAGCATCAAGCAAGCACTGCCTCAAAATACCAATCTGCTCCAACGAGTATGGCGCTTGAGAATTTCTTACGGTCTGGGCATTGATAGTAAATCGCTCGCACACTACTTCTACTTTGATGCCAGCAGACTGCGAAGAGCGAATAGCCAAACGAATAGCATCGGCATATTGGTGCTGTAAATACTCACCAGCCCACACCAACTCAGGCTCTTCATTTCGGTCCCAACTAAACAGACAAATACCGCTGGCCTTGCCAGGGTCTACAGCCAGAATCATTCTTTTACTCATATTTTTGTCCCCAGTTCTCGAATGGACCATCTACACCAGCAGTAAGAGGTACTGCCCAACCCTCGCGAGTTGTCATACACTCACGAACAGTTTCCATAACTTCTTTCACATTGTCTTTAGGAACGTTCAAAACAATTTCATCGTGAACAGGGACAATCAAAAGTTCAGTCAAATCGGCATTGTCTAGTTTTACTAAGTTCTGCTTAAAGATTTCAGCGGCACTAGCCTGAATCAAATAGTTAGTTAGCGAGTAAACACGGTCATCGTCACAAGGCAGTCGACGCCCAGTCTTAGTCTTCACATATCCAGCGCCTTCAGCACGTAGGCGTTTCATACCGATGTCCTCAATAGCCTGAGCCATAAGTTTTACACCAGGGTAACTGCCATCAAATGCGTCTACTACTGACTTCATCTGCGCGTCAGAAACACCAGCGGTCAAAGCCATAGTTGCAACACCAGCGCCATACAACTTTCCGTAGACGACACCCTTGATAAGTTTGCGTCGGTTGTCGGACTTCTGGGCAGTTGGGTCTTGATAGACCTGACGCATAATTTCAGTAAATACGTCTCCACCAGTTCTGTCAGATTCGTTGAACAGATTGATTAGGTCAGGGTCTTGACTCAAATTAGCGGTCAGACGAAACTCAACTTGGTCAAGGTCGCTAGAAACAATTACGTGGTCTTCGTCTTTCGGGATAAAAGCACGACGGACTGTTGCGTCACCAGACGGCAAGGTTTGAAGCGCAGGGTCTGTGATAGACATACGACCAGTGCGAGCGCCCATAGTTCTAACGGAAGGGTGCATAATCCCGTCGATGTTGCCCTCGAGAAAGTTTTTGAAGTAAGTGTTAGCCAACTTGTCGGCTTTTCTCTGCTTGAGAACGATGTCCGCCAACTGTTTGACTTCATCGTTGCCATCGCGCAACAACATCTTTAGTTGGTCTTTAGATGCCGACTTCTGACCACTTGGGGTAGTTTCGGTAATCTCAGCGCCAAGTTTCTCCATCAATCTAACCAACTGGATGTTGCTAGTAATAGAGGTGCCGTAAGTATCAAAGCCCCACTGTCTAACACTTTCTCCATAAGCATTTAGTTCGTCAAACTTCTTCTGAGAATAATCAAGGTCAACGCGAGCGCCATTTAGTTCCATACGAGTAACAATCTTGCGCGTAGCCATCTCGAGTTCGTAAGGAATGGAATAAGGAGCGTTTGGTCCACACTGCTTCCAAAACTGCTCGAATAGCCGCATAGTAAGAACGGTGTCCAAAGCGCCATAAGCCCAGTAAGGCTCAAAGTTGGTAGGAACAGTACCCCAAGTCCAACCGTTTTCGGCAAGCGAGTTATCTAAGTGAGTTTGTAAGGCAGCAGCCTTAGGGTCAACATACTGAGAAGTCAGTTTCTTCAGTGCCGCCGAACCCAATGGGTCAATAATCTGCGACATAAGCATCGTGTCGTGGGCGCGGTGCCAAGGAATAGACCAGCGCGACTGGACCTCAAACCATCTTGCCTCAAACGCAATGTTGTGGCAGACAACAGGACCATGAAAACGCTCCATTGCCTCGTAAAAAACTCCAGACCAATCCTCCCAAGGGATTGACCAGCCTTGCTCGCCGTCTCCGACTTGAACCAAACGCATACGACCGTGCCAAGGCGAGAAAGCATCGGTGCGTTTGTTGCCGGGAAGTTCGCCAGTTTCTATGTCTACCGCAATGGCATCGTGAGGTCTGCGCTCGCCTAGCCAGCGCAAGAAATTCTGAGCCTTCTCTACGTTGTCAACTAAATGTAGTTGAACGTTTTCTAAGCCACCAGATGTCATTTTTTGTCCAATCGTCTTTTTGAGTCTAACTCATTTGCTAAATAAAATCTTCGTCATCTAAGTCTTCTGGACCTAAATAATCTTCGTCCTCTAGTTCTAGTTGTGTTCTAGGGTCAGACAAGTTTGGTCTATATAGTTCCATAAACCCAGAGGATATTAGATGTCCTACTAAGGTTAGAGCGTCTTGGCTAGTAAATCCACTTCTCTGTAAAGAAGAAAATATCTCATACGCATGGATTGCTTGACCATCTAACTGGCTAATGTCTCCGTTGAAATCTATCTCTGCGGGAGATTCTGGCATTTCTGACATAGCCACTCTTTCTACATCTAAGGTATTAATTCTATCCTATAAACAGCCTCTATGTCTGAGTCCTTCTCTGAAGCCATCTCTAGCAAACGCTGAGCCACATTAGTCAAATAGCGTGCTCCGCCATCGTCATATTTGTATAGAGCCTCGAGAACTGCAATTGGCTCCTCGCTCACCTGTGCCCAATATCTTTGCTTCTCAGGGAACACTAAGTCTGCTTCCTCAGAAGGTTGGCATTGCTCACAAGGAATAGAGTCCTTGTTTATTTTAGAAAACGACAACTCCTGTAGTCCGTATCTTTTCACCAGAGGGCAGGCAGCCCCGTGGTAAATAAGAGATATACCTACCCTAGAAAGAACGTAAGAACCGCTTTCGGTCCTATACAACTCAAACTCAATCCAGCGAGTAGAGCCACGCCTCCAAGAAGAAGACTTTCCAAGTAATTCGCCATTAAACTGTAGGGTTCTTGACCCATCTTTTACTTCATGCATTTATACTTTCTCTCCATAATTGTCGCTAAGAAAATCCTAGCATCTTTCCTTAACCCTGAGATAGTTTCCATACGTTATTGCTCTTTATCCAAAGATTCCCCTGTTTCCAAGTTCCACTCTGGTTGACATATATAGTTCCGACCTTCCAGTCGTCATCTACTTTTACGTGAATTACGCCGTCGGGTAAAACGCCAACTACTATGTCTAGGGTGGCGGTGGTCTCAAAACAACCAATAGTGATAGTGGCAGTGATGGTGTAAGTGTTGTTATTTGACATACCAAATACAGTTATATTTCTTTGCTGAAACTCACCAAAACTTGTCTCAAACGAGTCATCGCTAAAAGTAATGGACGGGTTGCCTACAACTTCTAATAGTCCGCCCGAACCACTTTGCGAGACTTCGGTGGCATCAATTTCTAAAATAAAGTTTGCAGAGTAAAGACCAGATGCTGCTGGATTTTCTACTGGCTGAGACGGACTGAACATAGACAAAACTAGTCCAGAGTCTTCGGCGACCGACACCACTATTTGTCTAGCAACTTCTGAATAGAACTGAGAGTTTGTGGCTCTAACCGTGAAGTTATAAGTTCCGACCGTGGTAGGCGTACCAGAAACTGTTGCGGAGTATCCGTCAGTATAGTAAGTTTCAGTGTCCGCTACCGCACTGCCTAAACTTAGCCCCGGCGGTAGCGAACCGCTAACTATGCTGAAAGTTACGGGCGAGTAAGAAAGTACCTCAAAAGCAAAGTCGTCATAAGGACAGTCATCGATACCAGGGTTTGGCGTACTGAATACGTAATTCATTCTTTCAACTACAAGAGTGTCCGAAACTGAAGCAATACCGCCCGACAGCGTTAGGGTAGCAGTTATTGTATAACGCCTACCGTGGTCCATTCCTCCCAGAGTCTTTAAGGCTGGACCAACTTCACCTCCACCAGAAGGAACAGAAATAGTGGTAGCACCACTAATTGTTGCTCCGGGAGACACAGTCAGAGTAAGGGTACCAGTGACATCAGAGTCATTAGATGCGTAATAACTAAAGTCACAAGACTGAGCCTGGAAAGGGTCATCTAAAAAATCAGTTAAATTGAATAACGAGACGCTTATCTGAGAAGTTAAGTCGCCATAAACGGTCAGGTATAAGTTACCTGTGTTGTCGCTTCCGCTAGCGTTTATTGCCGAAATAGAAAAAACGTAAGAACCTGTGGTGGTTGGGGTTCCAGTTAGAGCACCAGTGGAAGTGTTGAGGGAGATACCTGGAGGCAACGAGCCAGTAGAGACTGTGTAAGAGGTAGCGTAAGTAGCAGACACTCCGTCGCTATAAAAAGCAGTAGTAGTTGCCTGCTGAGATATACTCTCGTCTGTAAAAATAGGGGCTGGAGTAGTAGTGGTGACAAATTCTGTGTCAGTGATGGTGTCGCCACCAGAACTCATACTGGCAGTTAAGGTATAAGT